ACTATCTCCACGAGATGGCGCAGGTGGCATCGATGGCCCGTGTGGAACTGGCGGAGAAGGTCCGCTCATTCACATTCAGCGTCACCCTGCTGGACATGGCGTACGCGACGATGTCTCAGGCGGGCCTGGTCCTCGAGGTGATCAAGCGCGCCACCGGACCCGTCGACCGCGGAGCCGTCGAGAAGGTGTGCCGCGGGCTCGGATACGGGGGGGACTTTTTCAAACAAGTGGAGAAAGACTTCCGCACAAAGCGGAAGCTGGTGTCGGGCGCGGAGGTGCTCGAGAGGTGGATGGGTGGCGAGCAGCCCGGCAAGCAGTGGGGGGTAGATGACCTGGACGACCTGTTTGAGAAGGGGGCGTTGCCGCCCTCGACATTCGTCGGTGATGGCGAGACGCCTCCGAGCGCGGTGGCGGTCCGCCTCGCGCTCGGAGACGACGGCCCACCCAGAGTCAGAGTCCAGGAGGCGAACTCTCCATTGCTCGACACATCGGTCATCGGCCTGGTGCGCGCCCTTTTCGTCCCGCCCGAGGGGGATCTCGCGAACCTGGATCTGGATCATCCCAAAAACATCTCCCCTACGCTGCGCATCGTCTTCGCGGACTCGTCGGCGAGCCGGGACCCTAGCCTCGAGATCAAGAACGACGTGCGCCGACAGGCGCGCCTCATCCGGGACCTGGGCCTGCTCGCGACTCCTACCGGGACGTACAAGATCAACATGTACGAAGCCAGTGACCCCGTCCCAACCCCGGCCATGGTGGACGCGTGGGAAGACCTGAACGACCGCACCAACGCCGACTACCCCCCCTTGCCGAGGTTGGAGGATGGCATCTTCCGGCCGAAAGCTGGGGTGCGGGACGCCAAGGGGCGCATGGGAGGGATGGTCGAGGCCCAAATCCTCGCGCGGGAGGCGGCCAAGCTGCTGAACGAAGCCCTGCGGGTTCTCCAGGGCGACTCGAGCGACAACGTGTACCTGACCGGGGCGGCTCGTGGGCCGCACTGGCGGACGGCCGGGGCGATCCAGCGGGTCCCTCACGTGGCCGAGCACCCCCTACGGAGGAAGAATCCGCTCGAAGAGCGGGAGAAAGTCCTCCTCCTGGGCCGGGGGGCGGTCGCAGAGACACACGAGGGCGTGGTCCAGGACGCCCTGCCCATCCCCGAGGCCGCCGCCGCGATCCACGAGGAACACATCGCGGGGGCGGCGCCCGCGACCCCGAACATCCGAGCCACGAGAACCCTATAGGGCACGAGAAACCTATAGGGCACGAGAGACGCGCGGGTTGGGGGGGAGGGCGGGACTTTTTTGTGGGGCTAGGGAACAGCAGGCAGGCAGGCAGGCATGGACTTCACTTCGTCGCTGATCAACGCAACCGGAGGGCCCATCGGCGGCGGCGGGGACTTCGCCTTCGACGCCCCCCCCGCGCCCGCGGCTGCGGACGTCGGCTTCGACGCCTTCGCGAACCCGGCGGGGGCGGGAGACATCTTCCAGGATGCGATTCTCGATAACGCCACGCCCGACTTCCCTGTGGTGACGGGGCAGACGTTCGAGGCCGCCCGCGCGCCCTCGGGCGGCGGCTCCTCCGGCGGCTTCCTCGCGCGGAACCGGCTTCTTGTCGCGGCCGCCGCGGGCATCGCCGCCTCCGCCGTCGCCGCGCAGACGCGAAAGCGCCGGGCGGGCAAGGCGGGGGGGGGGGACATGGCCACGATCGCCGGCGCCGGCATGGGCGGCTTCGTGGCGGCCTACCTGGCCATCGGGTTCCTGTAGGCCGTCCGCGTGCGTCGCGCCGTGTCGTCGTGTCGTCGTGCTTTGAAAATTTTGTCCTCCTATCTCATCCCCCCCGCGAGAACCGCCATGCCGTCGTCGTACTCCCTCGCCGACTACCTTGGCCTCCTGGCCCGCACGCTGGAGCCCGTCGTGCAGTCATGGGTGGGGGCGCTGTACGACGTCGCCGAGGGCAGCGCGGGCGGGCCCGATGCGCCCGAGAGCGCGAAGAACCGCGTCGTGGAGAAGGTGCTCGAGGACGTGCCGAAGTGGAGCGCGGACACCCGCGCGTACTTCGTCGGCCCCATCGTGCGGGACGATTGGCGGGCGCGCCACCTGGACGCGATGGCGCGGCGCTGCGTCCAGGCGCAGCTCGCGGCCCTCGGCGCCTCCAAGGACGACGGCGTCCCGACGCCCGACATCGACGCGGCCGATTTCGTCTACGCGATCCTCCGGGGCGTCGCGGGAGAGGTGCTGGAGAACTGGGACGCGGGCGACAGCGGGGCGCCCACGCTCCTGCGCCCCCGCATGCGCCCGCTCCTGCGCCGGGCCATCGCCCGCGGGTGCCGCGAGGCGCTCGACGCCGCCACCGGAGACGCCGTCGCCGAGCTGCTCTCGGACCTCGAGCACGCGCGGGCCGAGTACGAGAGGGAGATGCGCGAGGCCGAGGAGGCCGGGGGCAGCTCCGGGGAGGAGGGGGGCGAGGACTCGGGCGACGAGGAGCCCGGGGCCGTCGCCCGCGAGACGCAGACCGCGCTCGCCGACGAGGATATCGACCACATGCTCGACGCGGAGGTCGCTCGCAGGGACGCCTCCCTCGCCGCGCAGGGCGGCGGCGACGACGCGGGCATGCACGAGGACCGCGAAGGCGGCGGGGACGGCGATCTCGACCAGCAGCAGCAGCAGGAGGGGGAGAGGGTGGTGAAGATCGACCTGGACGCCCTCCCCTCTGCTGCCCGGGCGCTTAATACGGCCCCGGGACCGGAGTGGTAGGAGGCGGTGGTTATATTGTGTCGTCATGGTGAATGAAACCAACCCTATGCCTCCCTACAGGCTCCACTGCGACGCCGCCCGCTGCGTCGCGCTGGTGGAGGGCCCAGGGGCCAATAGGACCGGTGCCGCGGCCCGGGCGATCTCGGTCCCGCTGGGGAGGGACGTGGTCGCGAAGATGAAGGCAATGCTCCGGGTCACGGACGGGAACGAGCGGTCCGGCCGCCTCCGCCTGCACCGCGGGGGCGGGGGGCGGTGGAGGTGGGAGGTGCTCGAGTCGGGCGACGGGGGGGGGACCGCCGACACGGTCACACTGCCGCACGGGGGAATCGTGTTCCACACGCACCCCAACCACTGCGACAGGGCGTCCCAGTGCTACCTCGAGGTGCCGAGCGAGCAGGACTGGCGCATCCTCGCCGGCGACGTCGCGGAGGGCGCGTCGCTGATGCACCTCGTCGTGACTCACTCGGGGGTCTACGAGCTGTCCCCCTACGACGCGACGCGGGCGGCCCTCTTCAAGGGGAAGGTGACGCCCGAGGGCATCGAACGGCGCATGCGCACGTTCCTCCGCAAGATGGACAAGGCTGCCATGGAGGCCGCCGCGCGGGGGGAGTCGGCCGCGGAGGCCGTTCGCGGCCCCACCACGCGGCACGCGCACGAGCAGGGGCTGCGCCTCGGCTTCGTGCCGTGGTCCCTGGCGAGCAAACACGCTATCAAAGTCCTCGTCGAATAGCAGGCGTGCTTATGCTCACCCACCCCCAAGAATATCTCGCCTCTTCTTGACTCGACGGCTACTCACTCGCGATGGACCCGCCCCCGCCGTACAACAACTCGACTTTCTGGAGGGCGGCGCCTGGCGACCCCGTCGTCCCCCCGCCCCCCCGAGCCAGGCACGACGAGGCCAGCGCGGCCTACACGCGGTGGCTCGAGGAAGCGCTGTTCCGAGCGACCACGCCGATTGGGAACGTGACGGAGGGGCTCCACTCGTCGATCTCGACCTTCCGGTTCCTCCAGGACGCGGCCGCGGGCGGCAACGGGCGCACGGAGCTGTTCTACACGGCCACTCCTCGCTCGGCGCTGGGCAGCTCCGTGGCGCGGGTGCCCGTCATCCCGACCCACCCCACCTTCGAAGCACTCGTCGACGCGCTCTTCCGCACGCACTTCGAGTCTCTCCACACCACCCTCGACGGCACCGGGGCGAAGCTCCACGCCCTGGTCAAGGCCGGCGTCCTCAGCGGGCCCGACGAGGTGATCAGCTCGCTCTCCATCCCGACCGCCTTCGACGTCGACACGCGCACGCGCGTGATGGAGGCCGTCGACAACGCCCTGCGGGACAAGCGCCACTGGGCCCGCTTCTACATCTCCGCGGTCGTTGGCGACACGAGCGAGCGCGACGTCGTCACCGATCTCGACGGGCGCGTGTCCACCGGGCCCGTCGGAGGCGGAGAGGGCAGCCTGCAGTGAGTGAGTGAGTGGGATCGATTAAAAATTTCGCGAAGATAGACAGCTGGCCGCGCGCGACGACGAATCGAGATGGGCGGCGGGAGAGGAGGAACGCCGCATGAAGTCAAAATCAAACGATTCGATCCGTCGGTCATCCCCGACGACGCGACCATCGTCGCGATTGGCGGACGGGGGTCCGGGAAGACCACGGCCATCGCGGACATTCTGTTCCACAAGCGCTCGATCCCGAGCGGGATCTGCATGTCCAACACAGAGGCGTACAACGGCTTCTGGTCCCCCCATATCCCGTCCACGTTCATCTACCCGGACTTCGACGAGGACGCCATCAAGGCAGTGCTGAGGCATCAGAGGCGCCTGGCTCCACCGGGCAAGCCCCGACCCGCGGCCTTCGTGTTCGCGGAGGATGTAATGTGAGCTTCTTGGGTCTCTCTCTCAATCTCTTCTTCCCCGCTCTTCTTCCCCGCTCCCCCCCTCCCGTCACTCTCGCACCTTCTTCTTCTCTTCCCCGCAGGTACAGCAAGGAGCTGTCCTACAACAAGACGGTCCGCCAACTGTTTTTCAACGGGAGACACATGAACATTCTGTTCTTGTTGACTTTGCAGTACGCGCTGGACATCCCGCCCGCACTGGTGAGTGGGAATCGCCTCTCCCCACGACTACCACGACTCTCGGAACACACCGGAACACACCACACACCCACCACAAACCAACCCCCCATCTTCCCCGCGCTCCCATCTTCCCCGCAGAGGTCCAACATCGACTTCGTCATCGCCTTCCGCGAGCCCATTCTGGAGAACCGGATCCGACTCCACAAGAACTTCTTTGGCCTGCTGCCCGAGTTCAGCCACTTCGAGCAGGTGCTCAGTGCATGCACGGCTGACTTCGAGTGTCTGGTCATCAACAACCGCATCAAATCGAACGACTGGCAGGACTGTGTGTTCTATTACAAGGCAAAGATACGGACCGAGCCCTGGCGCATTGGCTCGCCGGCCTATTGGCAATTCCACTTCGAGCACTACGATGGTGCCGGGGGGGACGACGATGACCAGGATTGGAAGCCGAAGAAGCAGATATCCGTCAAGAAGGCGTGAGAGATCCGCGTTGAATCGATCCCGTCGAATTTTTTTCTGTCGGTGTTGTAGAAACGCTCTCGACCCACCATGAGTGCTCCCGTCATGCAGCTCCGGGCCAAGGGCCCCCAGGAGTGAGCAGCCCCCACGCCCCTTCTCTTCTTCTATGCCCACCTGGAGCCCGCGCCCCACCGCCCACCGCCCCCCCCTGCCCCTTCCCTGCTTTGTCTACGCAGTGTTGACCTCATCAGCGAGCCGGAGGTCACGTTCTTCCGGGCCTCCTACCCGAGGCACACGAACTTCGCCTTCGAGGACATCGATATCCTGCAGAGTTCCGGCGTGGAGGGGTTCGGGAACGACGTTTCCTTCACGCTGACTCGCTCGGGGGATCTCGTGTCCCAGCTCATGCTCTACTTCCGGATCACGCCGCCCACTGTGCAGCTGGCCGACGGCGGCGGTTATCTCAAGGGTCCCGGGGAGGACGGCACGACCGACATCGTGCTGTACGACTCGGACGGCTTCAAGGAGAGCATGTGGGCCGAGGACCTCGGCCGCGCGCTCATCGAGAAGGTCTCTCTCTCCGTGGGTGGCTACGAGATCGAGTCCCAGACGGGCGATTTCCTCCACTTCTGGGACAGGCTCAGCCGCACCCAGGGGCGCAGCTTCGTGGACACCTACCCCGCCGCCCACGGCGGAGCCCGGCGCCCCGGGGAGAAGTGCACGGGCAACGGGGCGATGCACATCTACGTGCCCCTGAGCTTCTCGTTCTCCGCCGCGGCAAGCTGTGCCATCCCGATGATTGCGTTGCAGTATCACGACGTCAAGGTCCGCGTCTCGACGCGCAGCCTCGACTCGGTGTCTCGCTTCACCCAGACGGGCGTGAAGAACGCCACGGCCTATGACAGTCTCGACGCGGTGTCAACCTACACCTACACGCCGCCCAAGCTGGAGGCCCCGATTCTCATCGGCCGCTACATCTTCCTCGACGACGCGGAGCGCAGGGAGTTCGCGATGAACGAACACACCTACCTCATGACGGAGAACCAGACGCAGGAGTTCAGCCTCGAGAACCTCTCCACTCAATCCAAGCAGCTCTTCCTGAACCACCCAGTGAAGGCCCTCTACCACTACTGGACAAGCAACGAGAACCGCGACCGCACCTCCATCGCGCCCGTGTACCGCTTCTGGGACTGGACGATGGGCGGTGTCGTCGGGAACCCCGACGCGCCAGAGGCGATCGATTCGATGAACCTGTCGATTAACCAGCAGCGCATGTTCGGCGAGGGGCGGGACGCTCTTTACTTCCGCTCCCTTCTCAACAGTCAGTTCCACACGCGCGTGCCCGGTGCGGACGGGAAGCGCGACATCGTGCACACGATGCCCTTTGGTGAGTACACTTTGATCCCCCGCCTCCACGTACGTCTTCTCCGGCTACCCTCGCGGCCCTGCCGGCACCCCAGACTGACCGCTCCGAACGACGCCGAAACGCTCTTCTACTCCCGCAGCCCTGGACCCCGAGTCGTGGAAGCCGACGGGCTCCATCAACATGAGCCGCATCGACACCATCCAGCTCATGCTCGACCACTCCAGCAAGGGGACCACTCCCCTCCCCGCTGGCCGTTGGATTGTGACCGCGCGCTCTTTCAATTCGCTGCGTATCCGTTCGGGCATGGGGGGCCGGAGGTATGCGTCCTGATGCGTCTCCGCCAAGCAGAAGTAGTCCCGGCCCGAGGCGGCGTAGAAAAATTAAAGTAGCGTAGAGAGAGAGGTACCACAGCGGGGCATGGCGGGCCGGGTCCCCCACAGTTCCCTTTACACGACCAGAGTGAATGTCTCGGTCCAGAACACGACCGCGGACTCCGACCCCGCCGGGCTGCCGTACCCGTCCGAGGAGCCCTACTCGCCCCCCGATGCCACTGCGAACGGCAGTGGCGGCACCGCCAGCCCGCCGCCCCCCCCTGCCCCCGCGTACACCGGTCAGTCGTCGAGCGCGTCGTTCCTGTACCGCGACGTGAATGGCGCCCCTCTCCTACACATCGACGCCGAGACCGGGTCGGTGGGAGTGGGTCGCCTCGCCGAGAGCGGCCCCCGCCTGGTCCTGGACGGAGAACTGCGCGCCGAACTGTTCGCCGTCCCGGGGTGCGATTTTGCCGAGTGGGAGCGCCTGAGCCCCGAGTGCCCCGACCCCTTCGTCCCTCCGGGGACTGTCGTCGGGTTCGACGAGACGGGGTTGGTGACGACGGTGTTCGCCGCCGCGCGGACCTTCGGGGTCGTATCGACCAGTCCGGGCCTGCTGGCCGGGTCCTCCCCGGGGCTGGGGGGCGTCGTCGTCGCGTACGCGGGCAAGGTGCCGGTCCTGATACCGGGGACGTGTCGCGCGGGCGAGGCCGTCTACGCCTCGGCCGGCGCGGACGGGCGCGTCGTCGCGTCCACGACCCCGACCGCCGCCCGCTTCCTCGTGGGGCGCATCCGGACCGTGCTGGGGGTCGGGGACGGCGCCTCCTATGCCCTCGTCGTGGTCAGCACCGCGTAGGGGCTGGCTTTTTTCTGCGGCCAAAGCAGACGCGGACGCGGAAATGCCCCTGGGGATCACGAACGACTGCGCGCCCGTGCACGGGGGCTCCGGCTTCAACGTGCTCGGCCACGACGCCCGGCCACAGACGTACACGACCCTCTGCGCGGACCCCGAGTTCGGCTCCGGCCAGGCCCCTGCCGGCAACGAGCTCCTGGTGCTCCCCCGGCAGGAGGCGAGCGAGGAGAGCCGGGCGGACTACAAGTACGACCTCACGGTGAACGCGCCCGAGGACGCCGTGGAGGCCACCCGCACGAGCTTTGTGCCTTCGGATGAGACGGTCAAGCGCGCCCAGATGAACGCCCGCGTCTTCGGAGCCGGGGCATACACGCCGTACCGCGCCGAGAAGCCGCCCCAGGGGATCCAGACGCTTCGGGAGAGCATCAACGTCCCCATCGACTCTTCGATCGACTGGGCGAAGCCCACACACGCGGGGTGGAACGACTTCCGGCCCGCCTCCGCCCTGCTCGCGGACGACCCCCGGTTCCGCATGCCCGAGTTCATCGAGACCGCTACGCCACTCGGCGCGGCGAACCACCCGAACAACGACCCGGTCGCGCCCATGCCGGACCGCAGCCCCGTTGCGCTGGGTCTCTCGGGGTAGGTGAAGCCCCGAGAAGACGCCGAGTGAGAACATGTGCCGTGCGCCCAAACCCATTGAAAGCGAACGCCGCGAAAAAAAAAATCGCCCCCCACACCAACGCGAACGCGAACGGACGACCATGGACGAGATCGAGAACCGCAACGCGCTCGGCAGCGTGGCCAGGGCCTACATCGGGGCAGATGACCGGCTCCGCGAGGAGAACGAACGGCTGAAGCCCATCCGGGGCGAGAAGAGGGACAGCAAAGAGAGGCTCGTGGAGCTCATGCGCGACGCCGGCGCGAGGAACATCTCGCTGGAGGACTACCGGTGCTCCCTGTCGCTCAAGGAGGGCGTCCGGAAGCGGCGGCCGACGCAGCCTGAGATCCAGGAGCGTGCCGCCGACTGGGCGTTCGAGAAGGGGCTGGGCCAGCTCGCGGTCAACGAACTCGTCGAGACGCTCTTCAAGCCGATCGAGGAGGAGTCGCTCTCCCTGCGCCGCTGCAACATGAAGTGACTACACCTACTACCTTGACGAAGTGGGCAGGGGCAGGGGGGGCGGCGGGGGGGGGTGCCCGGGGTAGTACATCAGGACGACCTGGGGGGGCGGTGCGGGCCCGGGAGGCGGCTTCCAGTCCCGCAGGGCCCACCGCAGCGTGTCGGCGAGCACGCGGTGGCGGCGGGCGATGTGGACCTTGGTCGCCCCATACTTGTCTGGGTTGAAGCGGATCCAGATGGCGGGCCGCATGCCGGCCTGGAAGGAGAGCTCGAGCATCCGGCGCGTCTCCCGCTCGGCGGCGTAGTACCTGTGCGCGTGCTCGTCGACCTCGACGAAGACGAGGCGGTCCTCCGCCACGAAGAGGAGGTCGGGCCGGAGCAGCGAGGGGCGGCCGGTGCGTGAGAGTCCCCCGCCGGCCGTCGCCCTCTCCCCGTCGACCTCGACGACGCGGTCCTCGCGCACCCGGAGGGGCGGGGCGAACGCGTCGGGTAGGAGCCTCTTAAGTGCCTCGGTGGCGGCGCGCTGCTTCCGCATCCGCTCCCCGCGCGCGGCCGAGCCGCACGTGTGCAGGCAGCGCCCGTCGGCGCCCACCACGGCCTCCTCCCCACACCCCTGGCAGGGGACGCCCACGGCGAGGAACAGGGCCGCGCGCTCGTCCTCCCCCAGCAGCGCGTAGTGGCCCGCGCAGAGCCCCCTCCGCGCCTCCGTGCGCCGCTGGTACACGGCGTGGTGGGGGCAGGCCGCCACGGAGCAGCGGCGGAGCGGGTCGCGCGCCATCCGCGGCTCCAGGTGCTGGATGCAGCGGGAGGGGGGGCTGCCGACCAGCCCGCCGACGGCCTGCGCGGCCCCCCCGTCGCGCGCGAGGCACGCGGGGTGCGTGCAGGTCGGGTGCACCACGTCCCGCATCCCCGGCCCGCGGTGCTCGAGACAGTAGAACGACTTCGGCGACCTCGGCTCGCTATCGGCCCCCGACAGCCCATACACCCCCGTCCGCCTGCACCTCACCCCCCCGACGTACGACGCGCACCGCCGCCCCCCGCTCAGCGGCTCCATCCCCTCCCCGGCGTGCTGCGCGCAGGCCACGCGCCGACCCCCGGGCGGCCCCAGCGTCGCACTCACGAAGCACCCCGGCGCCCGGCACAGCTGCCCTGCGTTGCGCGCGTCCCGCAGCAGCGGGTCCCCGTCCCGCCGCGCACACCGGGCGCAGTGGGTCCAGAGGCGGCACTTCTAGGGAAGAAAAAAGGGGGGGGGGTATGCGGTTTACCGGGCTGGCTAAGACGGTTGAAGTCGTATACAGGCTCCCTGTGGCTCCCTGTGGCTGGCTGCACTCACTGGCTTCGTCGCGGGATCGGGGTAGTCTGGCCAGCGCCCGAACGACGCCACGGCACCGCAGGCGCACCGCATGATTAGTACGGATTAGTACTACGGCCACTAGATGCCTACCGGGGCCAAAAAATTCGCCACGGGGGGCATAATCGCATGGGGGGGAGCTTCTCGCCATGGGCGATATCCGTCCTGCGCATCATGCGCAGGGCCATCGGGATCCAACGGCGCGCCGCGCGGGTGTACGTCGACCACTCCGACTTCGTCCGCCGCTTCGTCGCGGCCCTGCTCATCCAGGATCGCTACAGGCTCCACCGGAGGAGGAAGCGCGTCCGGGCCGTCTTCCGTCGGCAGCGCGCGGTGGAGTGTGCACTCACGGGGGAGCGGCAGAGCCCGCTCTTCTGCGTGTCGCTCGTCCGCGGGCGGGCGGTGCTCCCGCTCCACGTCCCCACGCTGGCCACGTACCTCGAGGGCGCGGAGCCCCCCTTCGTCTGCCCCGTCACGCGCACCCCGCTGGACCCCGTTGAGCTGCGCCGCATCACCCGTGCGGCCTACCGCCTGGGCGTGCCCCTGACCGACCTCGGCCTGCGCGCGCGCGGCGCGGTGACGGGCTCCGTGACGAGCCTGGTGCGCCCGGGCGTCCAGGCGCTCGTCGAGGAGGGGAGCGAGCGCGTCCGCGCCGTCGCGGCAGTAATAGGCGAGGGACTGACGGAGGAGGGACTGCTGGGGGATCTCGTCGGGAGCCTCGCTGAGACGCTGCAGGACCTCTACTCCGCGAGCATCGACGACTTCGCCGCGCTCCTGCTGATGGCGAAGAGGGAGCTCCCCGACGACGCGGTCGGGAAAGCGCTGGAAGTGGCGGGCGTGTCCAGGGCACTGGGCGGGGTGGTGGTCTACTTGGGAAGCAAAGGCTAGCAAAAGGGTAGCAAAGGGTCGGTACGCCCCCGGGGGCGTTTTTTTTTGTGGTCAGTGTGTAATGAAAGTGTGAAACCAATGGCGACTCCCTCCGTTGTTCGTTCCATCCGAGCGGACACCTTCAGTGCCAATGAAGCAGTTCTCGCAGCGCAGGTCCTCGCCGGAGGGCGCCACGGGGCCCGGCTGTGGGGAGACTCCACGGGCGAGTTCCGGCTCGCGCACAAGGCGCAGGACCAGAGCACCGGGACGGTGGCGATCAAGCAGAGCAAGGGCGGCAAGACCGAGATCGGCGGCAAGGCCGACGCCGGCGCCGTCACCATCACGGCCCGGCAGGAGGACGGCGTGACGCCGGGGGCCATCATCCTCGACGGCGTGGTGACGATCAGCGGCGGCCTGGCCGGCGGGGCGCTCACCGGGGACGTCCTGAGCGACGCGCAGGACGGGAGCATGCAGCTGGTGTTCGAGACGGTGACGCCCGGCGATCCCAACGGCGCGGAGAACACCAAGCTGGTGATGGCCGACGGGTCGTGGGTGTGGGACCGGTACGGCGGGGTCGTGGGCACGACGAAGCCGACGCTGGGGGCGTCGCTGCAGGTGTTCAGCCTCGACCGCGACGGGGCCCTCACGGTGCAGGCGGAGGGGCCGCACGGGGGCGTGTACGCCACGCACGCCGTCGGCACGGACGGCGCCCTGACGCTCAAGGCGGTGAACGCGGACGGCGACGCGGACGCCTTCGCGTGGCTGTCGGCGGCCCGCACCGGTGCCGTGGCGCTGGAGACCAAGTCGGGCGCGGCGGCCGCTCTGGCGGTGACGAACGCGGGGACCGGCAGCGGGCTGTCGGTGGCGACGGGCGCCTCCAGCTTCGCGGTCGAGAACGACGGGACGCTGACCGTGACGGCCTCCGCGGCCGAGGCGCTGGTCGTGGGCGCGAGCAAGGCGGTGGTCAACATGGACGGCTCGCTGTCCGTGGCCAGCGGCCAGCTGGGGGTGGACGCGCTGGGGCGCGTGGACGCCGACTACACCGGCCTGGACGACGCCGTCTACGCGTTCGACTTCGCGCGCTCGACGGCGGGGAAGGTCTTCCACGTGGCCTCCACCGACATGGCCTCCAGCACCGCCCTGCTGGTCGAGCAGGCGGCGAACAGCGTGCTCGAGGTCGCGGGCGGCGTCACGTCGCTCAAGTACACGGGCGGCGCGCACGGGCTCGACGTGTACGGCAACGCCAAGGTGCGCATGACGATGAACGTGGACAAGGTGTACGCGATCGACGGGACGGCGGGCGTGGAGGTGGGGACGTCCACCCTGCGGCTGCGCACCGACGCGAAGGACCGGCTCAACATCGGCGTCAACGGGGCCGCCACGTTCACCACCTCGGTCGCGGCCGGCGGGGACCTGCAGGCGGTCAAGTGGACGCGCGAGGGCGCGACGACCATCACGACCTCCAACGCCGCCGCGACGGCCGCGCTCTCCGTCTACCAGAACAACGCGCTGGCCTCCTCCCCGCTCCTGCGGGTCGCCGGGTCGAACGCCACCACCCCCGGCGGCGAGCTCCTGGTGGAGTACGCGGGGCTGGCCCGGTTCGCCCCCACGGGCACGGGCGCGCTCAAGGTCCTCAGCGGCGGCGTCAACGGCACGGCGACCGTGGAGCTCGACACGGACGGCGGGCTGCGCGCCGCGACGGGCAAGCTGGCCGTGACGGCCACGGGCGAGACGGCGATCGCGGACACGGCCGACAACGTCACCCTGGACGTGACCAAGCCGCACGCCCTCGCGGCCGGGACCGTCCTCCGCGTGGCCACGGACGCCGCCGACGCGACCGCGCAGCTGCTCTCCATCGCGAACAGCGCCGCCGAGCAGGTGGCGGTCTCGCAGGGCGGCAAGGTCGAGTTCAAGGCCACGGGCCAGCCCACCGCAGACGTCGACGTGGCCGGCGTCCTCCGCGTCCAGACCGCCCTCGTCGCGGAGGCCCTCGTGGACGACGTCGACCGCTCGACGAAGATCGTGCTCAGCGGCGCGGACGAGACCATCCAGCTCTTCACCGCCACCGCCGAGCGCGTCGCCGTCTCCGGGACGGGCGTGGTCACCCTCTCCCAAACGACAGCCGGGGCCGGGGTCGCCTCCACCCTCGACGTGGCGGGCGCGATCAAGGTCGACGAGTACGCCATCATGTCCAACGTCCGTCTCGCCGCCGACGGCAACACCGCCGTCGACCTCTCCGGGGACGCCTTCGACGTGCAGACCGCCGGCACGCAGAGGCTCAACGTCTCCGCCACCGGGGTGTGGGCCGCCACGGCCGGCAGCGCCACCTGGCTCGACGTCGACGCCGCCGCCGGCGTCACGCTCACCGCCGCCTCCACCACCAAGGCCGGCGACGCGTACGCCTCCGCCCTCGTCGTCAAGTCCACCACGCTCGACGCGCCCAACGTCCTCGACGTCCGCTCCACCCTCGCCGGGGGCGAGACCCGCGTGGCCAGCCTCGACTCCAACGGGACCCTCTACCTCCGCACCGCCGAGGCCGTCGACGCCCTCCGCGTCGGCACCGAGGGAGGGTACACCGCCAAGATCGCCGTCGACGGCTCCGCCGCACTCGCGACCGACAAGCTCACCGTCTCCGCCGCCGGCCTCGTCAGCATGGAGACCGCCGAGGCCGCCAACCAGACCCTCCTCAGCGTCGTCAAGAAGGGACAGTCCGGCACCGTCCTCCTCGCCGCCTCCGACCTCGTCGCCGCCGACCTCGCCACCGCCGCCGACACCAACCTCCTCCGCGTGCAGCGGACCGTCGACAACCTCGGCACCAAGGAGCTCCAGGACCTAATCACCGTCACGGGCGATGGCGTCACCCACTTCACCGGCACCGCCAACCCCCTCGTCGAGACGAACCCCGGCTCCGGCGACGGCCTGTACACGGGAGGTGATGTAGTCTTCTCTGGAGACTGTCGGTTCGATGGGACAGTCAATATTCTTGGTGACGTCACGGTCACTAACGTCGCCACCCAAGTCTCCGACCAGATGGTCATCGACAACACGGGGACCGGCCCCGCGCTCGAGCTCAAGCAGACGGGGAACCCCCAGCCGGTCCTCGTCGCCTACGACGAAGACGGCCTCTTCCCCGCCGGGACCGCCCGGCTGCAGGTCCTCAAGGTCGACGACAAGGGACACACCACCCTCCGCGCGACGGGCCTCGCCGCCACCAACACCGCCCTCCGCGTCCAGTCGCTCAACGACCCGCTCGAGGCCGGCGCCGTGGCCGCCTTCCGCGCCGAGTGCCTCGACGTCACCGAGGGGGCCTCCTGGGACGCCCACACGGAGACCCTCAAGAGCCGGTTCGAGGTCGATAACGCGGGCCACGTCACGTCGCAGGCCACCACGCTCGCCTCCGACATCCTCCTTCACGTCATCGACACCAGCACTCCCGGCGCCGCCCCCGTCGCCGACAACGCGGCGGGGTCGCTCGCCAAGCTGGAGAACGCCAACTATGCCCTGGAGGCCGAGTCCGCCCAGGTCAGCCTGACCGGTACGGTGACTACCGGCCACGACGGCGTCGCCGACCGGGCCGCCGAGTCCATCATCCTCGCGCCCAACTCCGCCAACGGCGCGACCATCACCTGCGGCGGGCTCACCATCGCCGCCAACGGAACCAACAGCGAGCACTTCCTCGCCTGTCAGGGGTTCACCACCGAGACGGTCGAGCGGTACGACTCCGAGGGCCAGCCCCTCGGGCTGTACCTCACGAACGACTACTCCGGCATCTTCGACCGGGCCGTGGCCTGCCGCGCCATCGACGTCACCTCGGACCGCCGACTCAAGGCCAACATCGCTCCGATCGCCCCCGACGACGCCACCGCTCTCATCAAGCGCCTCCAGCCGAAGTCGTACACCTGGGTGGAGGGCGGCCGCAAGGCCTGGGGGCTCATCGCACAGGAGATCGTCGAGCACACGGACGCGGAGGTCCTCGTCAACCCCGTCTCCGCCCCCGGCCTCGGCGCCGAGCAGCCCGGGGACCCCGAGGGCGTCAAGTTGACGGTCGACTACGTCTCCCTCGTCCCTCAGCTCGTCGCCGCCCTCCAGTCCGCCTTCGCCCGCATCGAGGAGCTCGAGGCCAAGGTCAATGCGTAGTTTTACGTAGCTATCCCTAACCCCCCCCCTTCTCTCGTTGACGTTGAACCATGACCACGCTATCCGCCCGCCGTCTGTCATGCGGACATGGCGGAGGCAGGCACTGTCGCATGACCCCCACCCCATCTCAACACTAGTTGAAGTGAAGTGAGAGAGTGGCGCTGGGTGACGCGTCCCGCACGCAACAGTCAAAGTTG